AATCGGTACAGGAACTGAAGCGACACCTTTCGCTGATAGTTAAAATTAACTAATGTGGGCCTTCGGGCCCACACGTTCTTGATTAAGGAGGGAACATGGCAGACACAGTAACAGGACCAACAATCCTACAACAAAACGACAAAAGAGTTACAATCAAAATAGTTGTACAATCTGACGGAACAGGAAGCACAACTGTATTTGGTGATGTATCAGCACTAACAGCTGATGACGATGGTAACGCTGTAGCTCACTTATCACTACAAAGAGTATGGTGGTCATGCGCTAATGGCGATGGCGGCGATGCTTTTGCACGTTTAGATGAAGAAGATTCAGACGGAGATATTCCAATTATAACTTTAATAGACTCAGGATACTGGGACTTTAGAGAGTTTGGTGGCATACCCGCAGATAAATCATCTAACAGTAACCAAAGTGATGTAAACTTTGTTGTGGCTGCGGCAGCTGATTCTGGTAATACATACACTTGCATAGCAGAATTCAAGAAAAAATACGAATAGGAGTAGCACATGGCAACTTCTGGCACTAATGTTTTTGAAACAGGTTTTCCTATTGATGAGGTATTTGAAGAGGCATACGAACGCGTTGGCATGAGAGATATTACAGGTTATCATCTTACGTCAGCAAGAAGATCTCTTAACATAATGCTTCAAGAATGGGCAAATAGAGGCTTGCACTATTGGGAACTAGCAGAAACAAATATTGATCTTATTGAGGGACAAGCAGAGTACACTTTTTTCAGAGCGAGTAGTGATGGCACAAGTGCGACTACGACTGCACCAGCTAGTGTTTTTGGTATAGAGGACGTTCTTGAAATGACTTTTAGATCAGATAGAACACAAACGACACAAACTGATTCTTCAATGACAAAAATAAACAGATCAACATATTCTGCCATATCTAATAAATTAAACAAAGGCACACCTAATCAATATTATGTGCAAAGATTCACAGATAAAGTTGTTGTGACTTTGTATCCGACACCTGATTCTACAGCGGCTACAAAAGATGCTCACATGTATTTTGTGAAAAGAATACAGGATGCAGGTGTTTATACAAACACAGCTGACGTTCCATATAGGTTCGTGCCGTGCATGGTGTCAGGTTTGTCCTACTATCTTGCACAAAAATACAAACCAGAATTAGTACAAAACTTAAAACTATTATACGAGGACGAATTACAACGTGCCTTAACAGAGGACGGTTCTTCTTCAAGCACTTTTATAACACCACAGAATTATTATCCAAATGCCTAAATTTGCCAAAGGAAAATACTCAAAAGCAATATCAGATCGTAGCGGTCTTGCGTTTCCATATCAGGAGATGGTTTTTGAGTGGAATGGGTCTTTTGTGCACACAACAGAGTTTGAAGCAAAAGCACCACAAGTTCAACCAGGACCTCATCCTGCTGATGCAGTGTCATTACAAAATGTTAGAACGGACAGAACAGAAACAGCCGTGCCACAACTATTAGGAATAGATGCTTTTGAAACAGGTTCGTCTGGTTCTAGCACCATTACTGTAACAGAAAGAACTCACGGTAGATCATCTAGTGATACTGTTAGATTTAGAAGTGTTGAAAGTTTTGATGGTATTACAAAAACTAATTTAGAAAACGCATCAGGTTATACAATCACAAAAGTTGACGCAGATACTTATACTTTCAGTGTATCGACAGATACTGCAACAACTGGTAATATTAGGGGAGGAGGAGGCAGAGCCACAGCTGGTCCTGCCACAATAACAAATTAATATGTCATTTACTTTAACAACATTAAGATCTGCAATTAGAGACTACACGGAAGTCGATGATACTGTATTAAGTGACTCTATAATTAATACTATTGTCAAAAATGCTGAGTCAAGAATATTTAGAACAGTGGACTCCGACGACACTAAGTTTTATGCAACATCACAAACCACGAATGGTAACAGATATATCACAGTTCCTACAGGGACTAGAATAATCAGATATATTCAGATTACAGATTCAACTACATCAGACCAAGAATTTTTAAGACAAGTGGACTCTTCGTTTTTGGCTACGTACCACCCAGATCCAGATAACTCCAGTGATTATGGTAAACCAAAATACTATGCTCATTGGGACAATGATAACTGGGTAGTGGCGCCCACTCCAGATGCCGCTTACGATTTGACAATGGCTTACATAAAACAACCAACAACGATAACAACCAGTGATTCCACCACCACTGAAATATCAACCAAACAACCAGATTTACTATTGTACGCATGTTTAGTCGAAACCTTTAAATTCTTGAAAGGTCCTGATAATATGATACAACTGTATGAAGCTTCTTACCAAGAGGCCATACAAACGTTTGCGGCTGAACAACAAGGTCGAAGACGCAGGGACGAATACAGAGATGGTGTACTTCGTTTACCTTTAAATTCACCAACACCGTAATAAGAGGAGAAAATATATGGCAAATGTTATACCTACATCTTTTAAGACAGAACTTCTGTCTGGCACACATAATTTTGCAAGTGGTGGTAATAGTTTTAAGTTAGCGTTATACACAGATATATCTGGTCTAACTGCATCTACTACAGCTTTTACAACTACAAACCAAGTTAGTTCTTCTGGCACAAGTTATACATCTGGAGGTAACGCCTTATCTAGTCAGGCCGTTTCATCTGATGGAACAACTGCTACAGTCGATTTTGCAGATCTTACTTTTTCATCTGTAACTTTATCTGCTGTAGGCGCTATGATTTACAACGATACTAACAGTGACAAAATTTGTGTAGTTCTAGATTTTGGTGGCACGAAGACTGCAACTAACGGAGATTTCGTTGTTCAGTTTCCTGCAGCTGATGCTAGTAATGCTATTATCAGACTTGCGTAAGGATACATAATGGCACTAGTCTTAAACGATAGAGTTAGAGAAACTACAACTACAACCGGCACAGGCGCCGTTGCGCTTGGTGGAGCTGTATCTGGTTTCGAAACTTTTGCAGCAGGTATTGGTAACAGTAATACTGTTTACTATGCAATAGTTCACAGAACAGCAGCTGAGTTTGAAGTTGGTCTTGGCACATTGGATGGTGATAGTTCTGATCTAACACGTACCACTGTAATATCTAGTTCAAATAGTGATAGTGCTGTAAACTTTGCATCAGGCACCAAAGATGTTTTCTGTACGTTACCCGCAAGCAAGACTGTGTTTGAAGATGCAAGTGGTCATGTAACTTTACCACACGATTTATTTATTGAAGGTGGTCTTATTGATCTTAAAAATGACGGCGGTGCTGTATCACAGATTAAATTTTATTGTGAGTCTAGTAACGCACACGCACAGACACTTATTGGTGCGCCACACTCAGAATCTGCTTCTAACACTTTAACACTACCAAGTAGTGGTGGTGATGCAAAACTAGTTTCAGTAAGTTCAACTGCTACACTTACAAACAAATCAATAGACTCTGACAACAATACTATTACAAACATCGTAAACGCAGACATTAAATCTAGTGCTGCAATCGCAGATTCAAAACTAGCTACCATATCTACAGCAGGCAAAGTTGACATAGGTGCACTAGAGATTGATGGTGCAACTGAGATGGGTGCAGCTTTAGCTGATGCTGATTTATTAATTGTAGATGACGGAGCTGGTGGCACAGAAAAATCAATGTTGGCATCTAGGATACCGACCTATGTATTTAGTAAAGTTAGCGGTGATGCAACTGTAGCGTCTAATGGTGCATTGACTATTGCGGCTCAAGCTGTCGAAAATTCTATGTTGGCTGACGACGCTGTAGGAGCTGACGAATTAGCTGCAAATGCTGTTGTCACCGCATCTATAGTAGATGATAACGTCACTCAAGCAAAAATAGCTGACGATGCAGTCGGAGCTGACCAACTAGCAGCAAGTGCTGTTGTCACCGCATCAATCGTTGACGACGCTATTACAGAAGCTAAAATTGCAGATAATGCAGTTGAAAATGAGCATATCAACGACAACGTAATTTCAGGGCAAACTGCTCTTACATCTGGACTTGCATCGACAGATGAGTTATTAATAAGTGATGGCGGAACAATCAAAAAAATGGACGTCAGCGTCATAACTGAGGTAACAGACGACTCAGCTACGGCACTAGCTATCGCACTAGGATAAGGAGAAACAAATGGCTAATACATTTAAGGTCAAAACAAAAGCAGGAGTTGGAACATCAATCACAACTGTGTACACAGTTCCAAGCTCCACGACTACTATTGTTCTGGGCCTCATCGTCGGTAA